ATTCAAAGTACATGCGCATCATAATTGCATCAGCGTAATCAGGTGATACACCATGCATGCGTTGTATTTCATCTTTACTGCTAACGGATAGCTTACCATCGGCATCAGGATTCCTGCGCCTTATCATGTCCAGTTCTTTTACGATTACATCACGCTGATTAGCTGTGCGCATGAATAGCTTATTGTATTCCATGAATTCTGCTAACTTGAAATAGCATTCCGCTTTTAGATTGCTATATGTTTCGGGATGTTTTGCACGTGATCCATTTTGGAATCCACGACATTGTAATGCATCCACTACACCACCACCAACACCATCTTCATCCACCAATACATTTGTGAGCTTTACAGATTTTGATTCGCATAGCTGGCGTATGTGTTGCACAATTGTGGTGATGGGCTGCTTTCTGAATTCAGTAATGCCAATCAATGTCAATCCTTGCCATAGGCAAATCACTGATCTATCCTTACCAAAGCGTGCGACATCGGCAGTGATGTACATGTCACCTGTCAACGGTGATTCACGAAAACATCGCAATACATCATCCGGTTTGAACAGCCAATCATTGCTCTCATCATATTCCCAATCACCTTTTAATAGGCGTTTGCGGTCCATTTCAGGCAATCGCGCCAATGTTTCAAGATACGTATCAGGTAAGTGCGGATTATCACCGGGCAGTGCAGGTATGAACGCAATGTGTGCAGGTAGTGCATCCTGTTTATACGGTGCATATATCTCATTATACAGCCATCCCTTTGACGGGTTGCATGTCATCAATCCTTTAGGTGGTATGCTAAATTCACGTAGCTTAAAACGCACGCGTGAACGCACTATATCCACAGCTTTTTTGCTTACCTGTGAAACTTCATCAATGAACCAATCAGTGATTTCAAGTGATCCAAGTGAATCAAAATTTGGATCAGATGGATATGCAAATAAATCTTTCAGGACAATCTCACTGCCATTGAAAAAGCTGATGATGTTGCTTTGACCATTGTACGTGTAATGCTCACCACTTCGCAGGTTGTGCATGCTGGCTACCTCGAAGAATGTGCGCAGTGTGGTTTTTTTTAGCGTATCTAATTTGCTTCGTCCTATTAACCCACGTGTGCCCGGATATTTAATCCTGCGCCATATCTGCCATGCACATCCCAAAAATGATTTTCCACTACCTGCTGCACCACCATACAACACCAGCTCAACAGGTGAATCAACAGCCAATAAGTGCAATGCATCTTCGTGTTTCTTTGTCCACTGAATCATTCGTATCTTTTAACTAACCTGCGCTGTTCAGCTGTCAGCTGATTGATTTGATGGCGTGATTTAATGTTGGATGATTTGTTTAGTGCGTGTTTATTTTTAAGCATCAGTACCCATCCGGGTAATGCAATGATGCGGCCGACATTATCGTAATAAAACTCTGCACCTGTTTCACATCCTGATTGATTGTAAGGTTGCCAATTGCTGTACACCATCGCTGCACGTGTGAATACATTGATACCCGGTAGCAGTTTCACAGGTATTCTGTATTTCAATGTAACACGATATCGCTCACCATCATTGTAATCACTGATGTATAACGGTTCATCGCTGCTGATACCTGCCATCACTATTTCATTTGGATTTATGTGCTGCAAATGTTTGAACACATCAGGATCAACAATGTCATCCGCGCCAATCAGTACATACAAATCAGCATTACCACCATGCGTGATCAGGGAATCATTGAACTTTTTGCGTAGTGCATCATCACCTTTGGATGAATCGCAGAATGATTCCTGTGGTACTTCCACGTATCTCACTTTATGAGATAATACAGATTTGCAATAACGCTTTGATAATGCACCTTCTGATCCACACAGATTGATATGATAACCTAATCGTGCGTAATGTCTGAACACACGGATGTATTCGCCATTGTTTGCATCACCGTGCAAGTAAAATGGTATGCTAATCTTAATTGTCAATGCCATTCAATCGCTCTAATAAACGGTGATTTTCGCCAATGTATTTAGCCGGGCATCCAACATATGTACTGAATTCAATTGTATTGCCTTTCACGAATGACTGCGCACCAATCATTACACCTTTGGCGATGGTGGTGTGTGGATGTGTTGATGCATTCAATCCAATGCGTGCGTATCGGCCGATGAATGTAAAGCCACCAATGATTGCACCTGTATGCAATACTGCATCAGGCATTACAATTACATCGTGCCCTATGTGGCAATGCGACATGATGAACACATCGCGCATAATATGCGTGCTGTAATGTACACCAGCATGAATTGTAACGTGTTCACGTATGGTAACACCGTCTCGTATGATGGTTACATGTGGATAATTGAAATCATGCGCATCCACTTCACCCGGATATTCAGGTGCTAATCCGATGCAGCTGTATGCACCGATATAAACACCATTGCCAATTTCTACATTTGGTCCGATGATGGCTGTTGGATGTATGTACGTTTCTCTCATTTAGGTATAATATCATCACAGGTTTCAAGTAACCCACGCAATCCGATGTGTATACCATCAGCTTCCAATAGTTTAATGATGCGCTTTAATCGCAATCCAATAAAGAAATGGTCAATGCCTGCCAACCAAATGTGTCCGATGAATGCAAATGCCCACGCAGCTAACAACCATTGTGTAATATCACCAGCAATTGCCACGATTCCTGCAAATAGAAATGCCAAATAAAACATTTTCAGGTAAGGCAGATTGCGATACGTCCATCGGTAAATTTTTAGATCAGCGTAATGCTGCGTGAATGTATCACGGATTTTAATGTTCAGTTCGTGCTGTGTCATTTTGTTGCTCTTTTATTAATTCATCTTTGAAATCTGCGATGCCGTCGCGATATCCTTTGCTGTAATGAAATTTCATCCATTCATTTTCCAATTCTTTTAAGTGATCACATACCTCTATTACGTGTTGGAATAGTGATGCTGCTAATGACTTTGGATTGTTATTCAATTTGTTTTGATATATGCCTTGCAAAATCTCAATTGGTGATGGCTGCTTTGCCATTTCTTTATCTACATCTTCGTTCATGTGTTATTGTATTAGCTGTGCAAGTAGTATTGTTACACCACCTGCACATGTTATTAAAAAATCTGCTATTGAAAAATCACTGCTATCTGTGTACGTATCTGCAAACTCTTTGAAAAATGCAATGCTTGCTACGATAAATAGACATGGACCGGGTAATATCAGCATTGATGCAAACAGGTAAATGAATGCGCCATAAATAAAATGGTTTGCTTTGTCCTGGGGTAGCTGTGGAAGATTCATTGTTCACCTCCTTGTTTTTTTATAGTAGTCTATAGCAGTATTAGATGCATCAACAATCTGCTCCTTCTCCATTGCTTTGGCTATTTCAATATGATAATGTTGTTGTCCTCCTAATGCTTTAGGTAGTAGTTGTTCAATCAAATACTCTACTGCTGTTTGTTTGCTCATTACTTCACCTCCATATGTTTCGTTGTAGTATTGTTCTGCTGCCCTACTTAACACACGTCGATTAGTATCATCATCCTCACCATCTATGTACGCATCAATAATCTGCTGCTTTTCCTTTTCTAAATACGCTTTCATTTCGCTCAAAAAATTGCGTGAATCTTGGCTATATACCTGAAATAAATTTGGCGAATACTTCTCTACTATTCGCATGGCTTCCTGTAATGCTGTTAATTTGGTCATGTGTTATATATTAAAATAATGATGTTTGCACTGGCTTATTTTCAATTACTACTTTATCAAGCAGTATGATCAGCTGTTCTTTATTATAGTAATGCTGTCCTGAATTTGCAATGTACTGTTTTAATTCTTCAATGGTCATGTGTTATATTATTTGAATTTATAGATTTGATCACCTGTCAATTCATACAATCGCTGTAGTATTTTATGCATTTCTGCACTGTCCTGAATGGATGGCACCATCATGCGTTTCGCAGATAGTATAAACAATCGCTCTTTAAGGTCAGCTACATCACTGATTGCATCATACACGTAATTCATCCGCTGTTTA